ATACCGCCTGGGGCCAGGCTAGTGACGTAAATTTAGCGGCTTATCAGTATATTTGTGAGCAATTAAATTTAACCTTAATACCTTAAAAAAATGACAAACTTGACTGAACTAAAAGCGCAGGCCTACGACCTACTGGCAAACATTGAATTTTTGCAATCTAAGCTACGCGAAGTAAATATTGCGATAGCCGAAGAAAATAAAAAACAGCAAGAAAGTGGATCTAAACATAGCGACGATAGTAATTAGTAGCGCTTGTAGCTTTGTGGCGTCCTGGGCCGTACTTAACCAGCGCGTAAAAACCCTGGAAGAAAAGCAGGCTAAGCACGACGACCACGGCGAGCGCCTGATCCGGCTGGAAACGAAACTAGATATACTTATTCAGCAATTTAAGCGCAGTAGCCTTTGAAAACACAGCTTATACGACTAGCAGACGTGGCTTATATAGGTCCGTTTATGCTGTATGCGGCCACTAAGCTAAAAGGCCAGGATCGGCAAATAATGGCAGCCCTGGGCCTTGCAACTATAATCTATAACGGAATAAACTTTGTAAAAAATGAAAAAGCTACTTAAAAACTGGAAAACGACCTTTTTTGGCTTTGCCACTATTATCGGCGGCGTGGCCGCTATTCTTAAAGGCGACCTGGTTACCGGCATTACAACTATTGGCGCAGGCCTTGGCCTAGCAGCTGCAAAAGACCTGGATCAAACAGGGCTGTAATGAATGAAAGGAACAAAGAACTATATCATTGCCCTGGCTATTGTGGGCTTAATCTTACTATCTACTAACGTGAGCGCAGCTACTCTTATAGCAAAATTTGAGGGCCTGGAGCTAAAAGCCTACCAGGATAGCGCAGGCATTTGGACAATCGGCTACGGCAATACGCGCAATCCCTATACTGGCCTGCCTATTAAAAAAGGCGATACAATTACAAAAAAAGAAGCCTTGGACTGGCTGCGCATTACTGTAGCAGCAGCAGAGGGCGAAGTCAAGCGATTAGTAAAGGTGCCGATCAATAACAATCAGCAACTAGCGCTGGCCAGCCTGCTATTTAATATAGGCGCTGGAGCATTTGCAAGATCAACGCTGCTTCGCCTGCTAAATAGTGGCGCCGAAAAAGCCGCAGTGGCAGCGCAGTTTTTACGCTGGAATAAGGTAAAAGGAAAAGAAGTGCCAGGGCTAACTAGGCGAAGAAAAGAAGAAAGTAAGATATTTTTATCTTAAATAGCTGATTTTTATACATTTTAGGCAATCTACTCAATTACAGAGTAGATTTTTTTTTGTTTATATGAACTAAAGTGATATAAATTTACAAACGACAAACGACTTTACTAACCTTAAATTATCGGAACTATGGCAATCCTAAGCGACCGTGCCGCGTATATACGCGAGCTAGAAAACAAAATTAAGACACTACAGTTTTTGGGCAAACACCTGGACGACGCCAGGATCAAAATTGAATTTACCTACAGCTGCGGCAGCCGCGCCCAGGTAGATCAATCGCTGATCCCTTTTAATATGGCTATGGAGCTTCGCCTGTTAATCGGCGAAAGCATTGACCACTACCAGCGCACAATTACAAACATTTTAACGATACCAGATGAAATTGGCTAAATTTTTACTGGAGCTATTATTTTTAGTTTTAGTATGCCTGCCAGTATTTTGCCTGGCCTATATTCTTATCGAAATATCTTTTTTATTCTATAACCTAAAAAAAACCCTAAAATGGAAAATTACAATTTACCAGCGTTCCCGCCACAAGTAGCCCAGGACAATTTAGGCCGCATTATTGCGCCAATCCCTGGAATGAGTAAGCTAGAGTATTTTGCTATTCAGCTTTTACCTACGTATTTAGAGCTTGGCAAAAAACACCCACTAGCCGACAAAGGCGAGCCGATCACACCTATACAGGCTGCGATCATTACTGCAAAAACATTACTAGACCAATTAAACGAAAAGCAAAATGAAAAAGATACTTTACAGATTATTGAATAGCCCTAAATTTTGGCTACTGATCATTTTTACTTTTATGCTATGGCTATCTAGCTACTGGAACTACTAACTAAATGGCAAACGACGTTCGACTAATTACTGCGCTGCTAAAGGCCAGGCGATACGACGCTGCCAATAGGCCACCTGCGCAAGAGCCTATTTTTACTATCCAGGGCAAAGTAGTTGGCTGCCTGCAGAGCTATATTGTATTTTCGGGCCTGCCCAAGGCCAGCAAGTCAACATTTGTGGGAGCTGCGGCCGCGTCAGCCCTGGTGCCGCCCTTTCAAGGCATTTGGGGTATGAAGTTGCAGCTCCCAGTCAATCGGCCCAGGATCGGCTATTTTGATACTGAAATGAGCAGTTTTGATTTTTACCGGCAAATAGATAAGATAGTAAGCCTGGCCGATAAGCAAAAGTTACCAGATTATTTTGACGCCTATAGTATGCGCGAGGATATGCCCAGCAAGATCCGCATAATGATAGAGCAGTATTTAATCGAAAATAAGGACTGTAGCTGCCTTATTGTGGACGGACTACTGGACTTATGCCTGGACTACAACGATCCCAAAGAAACGCGCCTAGTAACTAACTGGCTGAAACGGATCACTAAGCAATACGATATTTTGCTAATCGGCGTACTGCACCTGGGTAAAGGCCACGGCGAAACGCTGGGCCACCTGGGGAGCAATACCGACCGCTGGAGCCAGTCAACTATGATAGTGGAAAAAAATAAGGAAACGAGCCAGTTCGTCTTAAAACCTAAATACATAAGAAGCGACGGCGACTTTGAGCCGGTAGCCATAATGAATTACAACGGACGCTGGAGCCAAGTACCCTACATTGAGCCAGTACCGGCAATACCTACAAAAAAGAAATAAAATGACACACGGATCATTATTTTCAGGCATTGGCGGCTTTGATCTTGCTGCTGAATGGATAGGCTGGGATAATAAGTTTCACTGCGAATGGAACGAATTTGGGCAAAAAGTGCTAAAGTATTACTGGCCTAATGCAGAAAGTTTTACGGATATAAAAAAAACAAATTTTACAAAGTATGAAAAAAAAATCGATGTACTCACAGGCGGCTTCCCTTGTCAGCCTTACTCTAGCGCTGGAAAGCGAAAAGGAAAAGACGACGAGCGCCATTTGTGGCCCGAAATGTGTCGCGCAATTAGAGAGATTAAACCACGTTGGATCGTGGGCGAAAACGTTTACGGCCTTGTTAATTGGTCGGACGGGCTGGTATTCCACGAGGTGCAAACTGATTTGGAAAATGAGGGGTACGAAGTACAACCGTTTTTACTTCCAGCTGCGGCCGTTAATGCACCGCACCGCCGTGACCGTATTTTCTTTATTGCCTACGCCAACAGCAATGGACGCAACGAATGCGACCGCAAAAATGAAATCAAGCCAAATAAAAGAGGGATCAATGCATTCGGTAACATTAACAAGGGCATTATCAATGGGTATGCTATTAACCCCGAAAGCAAGCGATTTTGGAAATCAGAGAAAGACAGAGAATTGGAAAGGAGACGACCTGCCTTCACAAATAAAAGAAATAACTGGGATAAATTCCCCACTCAATCCCCAATTTGTACTAGAAATGATGGGCTTTCCGACGGACTGGACGGCATTGCCTTTTCAAAGTGGCGAAAAGAAAGCATAAAGGCTGGCGGAAATGCAATTTGCCCACAAGTGGCTTATCAAATTTTTTTGTCTATACAAGAGTATGAAAATATTAACCTGGGGACAGAGGCAACTGAACAGCAATAACTATGGAACAGAAAAACAACAGCGGCAGCCTTTACAAAAACACAAAGGACAAGCCCACGCAGCCGGACTACACTGGCACGGCCACCATTGCCGGAAAGCAGTACCGTGTTAGTGGCTGGGTAAACAAGAGTAAGGCTGGCGCTAATTATTTGCGCGTCTTATTTAGCGAGCAGCAAGCCCAGGATCTAAACGCGCCGGCTAGCCAGGCCACTATGCCTATACAGCCACAAAGCAGCAATGATACTATGCCAGACGATCTACCTTTTTAAAAAAAAGCGCCAGGAGCAAAGCTCGACTGGCGCAGACAAACGACTGCGGAACTGGCCGCGAGCCACCTGTATTCACCGCTAAAATAATACAAAATGAGTAAAAAACTGGAAACGGCGATAGTTTTTTTTAAGCCTGGCACCAAGCGGCCAAGGAAATACCGAAATATAACCAATCGGCTCAAATTTGGCCAATTTTGCGCTAGTTGCGGCGCCTGGTACATTAACTGGTACGACAAGGAAACGGCCAATTTTGAGGGCCGGACGTGGCTTATACGCGATTTTGAGAAAAAGTAGTATATTTATTCTCTCATAAGCAGTTGGTTTAGGGTTTTTTTAAGCAACTCGGCCTGGCGTTTCTACGCTGGGCCTTTTTTGTACCCTTTACAAGACATTACTTTTATTAAATAAAGGTGAATACAGGTAACAATGTGGATATTTTTAGCTTCAAAAATGTACAATATATCAGTTTTTTTCACTAACTTCGCCATAGACCGCGCAGCGGCCATAAAGAGCCGCGCGCGGGCTAGGCGAAAAGTTACAAAAAAGGAAAAGTTTTGAAATAGATTTTTTTGTTTGACTTTTCAATCTTATTTTCGGTAACGACAAACGACAAGGATCTAAAAGGCCGCAGCACATTGTAAATGCGGAATATCTTAGTACTGGTAGGCGGCGCAGCTGCACTGTTTTTATTATCACGCTATCGCTTCGGACAAAGAGCGATATTTTCACTGCGATCACTGCGCCCAGGCGGCACATTGTTTGCACCGGTCTTTAACGTGGATCTGGCCGTCGCTAACCCTACTAATCAGGCTATAGTCATAAAATCAATTACTGGATCTATAAACGTACAGGGATCAACTGTCGCCAATGTATCGGCGTTCGGTGATCAGCGGGTAGCTGCTAACAGCGAAACTATTTTGAAGCTGCAGGCAAGGCCTAGCGCTGTTGGTGTGTTTGAAACGGTGCGCGAGCTGTTAAGCCGTCCTATCGGATCTACAAGCGTTAGTTTTACCGGCACGGCTAATGTGGACGGCCTGGTAGTACCTGTTAGTGAAAGTAAAATGATCTAAGGAATGGACGCAACTACTTTAATGGGTAGGCTCGGGCCGTTTCAAAATAGACGTGAAATGCTTACGGCAGATCAAAGTACCGGCGATATAATAGACGCCATACTGGAAGCACACCGCAGGCACGCAAACGACTATAGCAAAATCAGTTCTTTTTTTAATGCGGGATCAAGGCGAGCAACAGCGCGAAAAATTTTTAATTTTCTTAAAAACAATGTGCGCTATGTAATTGAGCCAGGAAGCAAGCAGACGGTAAAAAGCCCTGCAGCGATACTGGCGACTGGTTACGGCGACTGCAAACACTATAGCTTATTCGCTGGCGGAGTTTTACAGAATTTAGGCATACCGTTTGCATATCGCTTTGCTAGCTATAAAATGTTTGACAAGCAGCCGCAGCACGTTTTTGTAGTTGTTAATCCTGGCACAAGTAACGAAATTTGGATCGATCCAGTAGTTGGCGACTTTGACTATAAAAAACCGTATACATACGCAACAGACAGAAAAATGGCACTATACTCAATAAGCGGAATAGGCGCAACAGCGCAACAAAGGGCAGACCTAAGAGCTGCCAAAGCAGCAAAGAAAGCGGCGCCGACTAAGGCGGCGAAACAAGCAGCCCAGACGTCAGTCGTGGCTGCCCGCAAAGCTGCCGGCCGTACTGCTGGCCAGGTATTAAAGAAAGGCGCGAAAGTAGTTTTGAAAGTAGCGGCCGCACCGGTTAGAAATTCTTTTTTGCTACTGGTTACTATCAATTTTGCAGGGCTGGCAACTAAGCTAGCCGCTGCGTGGCAAAAAGCACCTAGCAAGCTGCAAAACTTTTGGGAAAGTGCCGGCGGCCAGATCAATGCACTAAAGAAAGCCTGGGAAAAGGGATCTGCTAAAAAAAGAATTTTTGGTATGGAGCAGATCGGCGTAGCGCCAGCGGCCCCAGCCGCAGCCGCCGCGACCGCAGCGCCACTACTGGTTAAAGTAGCCGACTTTTTTACTAAAATTGGAATCGATCCGGCCGAGCTGGTACAGGTAGGTAAGGACGCGTTAAATAAAAGAGCGCAAGAGCTAGCTAAAAAAGCCCTGGAGCCAAAGGCCGCTACTGAAGCTACCAACATTGATATTGCCGACCAGGTATTTGAGCCAGCCGAGTTGCAGGCCACTACCGATATGGCACCAGCTCAAACAACAGCCACAAAAAAACCTAATTTTTTACCGTTACTAATCGGCGGCGCTGCCGTTTTGTATTTTGTAACTAGAAAGAAATAATATGACAGCAAAGCAAAGAGCCGCCAGGGCTAAGTTTAAAGCCGTAGTCGCAGAAGCAAAAAAGCTGCGCAAGAAAAATCCCAAACTAACGCAAGCGCAAGCTGTCAAGCAGGCATTTGCTATTAGTTACAGTAAAAAGCGAGCTGGAGTGGGCGCAGCACCTAAAAAGAAAGCAGCTAAAAAAGCCGCACCAACAAAGGTAAAAGCTAAAAAGAGCAAGCGCACCAGCGAAATGCATACAGATACTAAGAGCCACAATGTAAATATTCGAGTGATGAGTGGTATTGGTGCTATAAAAAAATCAGCAGAAACATTACTAAAAAATCAATACGGAAATTTAGCAGCAAAAAAATTATCAGAAACTACTAAAAGAGGTAAAAAGAAAATACAAAAAGCTATGACCGAAATAGCTGCTAAAATTAAAAAAATTGACTCTCTTTAATGTATAAAATCTTACCCTATACAGCAGCCCAGGCCCGGCGTCTTAACGTAAAGATCCAGCCGAGCAGCAGACAGGGTAAAAAAATAGACGTATATGACAGACAAGGAAATTATATAACGAGCGTTGGAGCCAGGGGTTACCTGGACTATCCGACGTATAAAAAGTTATTCGGCAAGACAGTAGCAGATCAGCGCCGGAAACTTTACAAGGCCAGGCACGAGAGAGACAGAAAAGTGAAAGGATCGCCAGGCTACTTTGCTGATCAGCTACTTTGGTAAATTAGGACGTAATAAACAACTATAAACTAGAAAAATGGCAAGACGTAGAAAAAGCACCAAAAGACGCACATCACGCCGTCGTATGGGTGCCGTTGGCAAAGCCAACATTCAAGCAGCTTTAGGTATTATCGCTGGAGCTGTAATCGGTAAAAAAGTCGCTGGGTTTATTCCTGTAGGCGACGAGCGTATTAAAAATGCAGCTGTACTAGGTATCGGTCTGGCGTTCCCAATGATCCTTAAAGGTGATCTGGGTAAGGCTATCGGAAATGGTATGATCGCTGCTGGTGGAGCTGGTCTCGTTGGCGGGCTTATTCCTGCACTCGGACAGATGGACGACACTATGACCTTTCCAGTAACCGTTGGCGAGATCCCTGACAATATCAGTGTAATCGCTGGCGACGATACTGTTTTGGCTGGTGATGATCTTTCAGTTCTGGCTGGTATGGAAGACGACGAAATGTACTAAAAACGGATCACCTGTATTCACCTTTATTTAACTAAAAGCCCCACGCCAGGCAGTACGAATGGCGTAACAATTATTATGGCTTCAACAGTAGGCACTCGCCTAGCATTTGAAAAAGCGAAACAGGCTATCAATAACGCCGGTTTTTCGCTAGGACAGGCTGTTCTTTCACAGTCCTATCTTCGTTTGGAAGTAGCTTTATCAACTACTATCACAAGCTATCAGTTCCCAGTTCTAACTAACGACGTTAGCAGCTCAAACACCAGCAGCTTTAATACTGAGCAGCGTTTGAACTTGCAGGACGCTTTCGTGTGTTCTTCAATCGGTCTGTTTTTCGCTGTACCTGGAAGCAGCACCGCTAGCAACTATCGGCTGTTTACTTACCCTAGCCCGATCACGTTTTCGGCTTCTAATACAGCCAATAGCTTGCTCAACTGGTATAACAGCTCGCTCACTTTGACAGTTAACAACCGTCAAATTGTGCCTGCCTATGACCTGTACAGACATTACTTTGTGCCACAACAGCAAGCGCAGACAGCTCCTTACTACGCTGCCAATACACAGAATTTCTTTGATCAAAACGACGGTAGCAACGACGCTTTCTATCCAGTTGAACCCGCCTGGGTGCTTGTTGGATCTAAGCAAAATTCACTACAAGTACAGTTGCCACAAGCTATGGCCGCAGTTGAAACAAACAGCCGCGCGATCCTTATTCTTCGTGGTCACCTGGCCCAGAACGTTACGCCTGTACGTTAATTTTCGTTTCGGTCAATAAACCTAAGAGGGCCGGTTTAGGCCGGCCCTTATTTTCAAAAAAAGTAAAATTTAAGACAATGGCATTTAAAGCCGCTAAATACGAACTAGTAGAGCTACTGGTTCCCGGTATAGCATCAACAGGACAGACACAAACGCAATGGTCGTTCCCAGATCTGCCTAAGCTACGCTATACAGCACTAATGGCGCTGGAAACGTTCGCCGTTGATACAGTAACCGTATCGCCTAACAACGTCGCTTTGCCGTCCGCAGCTATTATGCAGAAAAGTTATTTGGTACTCTATTCAAACGAGCGCCAGGACTTATTCCGTATTCCTTTGGTATCACTAATCCGCACCCAGGCTACAACTAGCGCCAGCGCTCCTTTTGTACGTAGCTTGCCCGAATTTAGCGGACAAAAGATCACCTGGGATAAGAGCTATATCACTATCGCGTCGGCTCCTGCCAACACGACTAACATTAGCTTTGTTTTTGGCGTTTACTATATCTAAAAAACTATGGCTGCAACAGCACAACTACGAAACGCAAGCGCCGTCCTAAACTGGTACAACGAGCAGCCGCAGGCTGCCTGGAAGATCTTTAGGTTTTCAGTAATGGCTAAAAATATTACTGGCGCTTATGACGGTAAAAGCAAGGACGAGGGATACGAAAAGTTACAAACGGAGCTTTCGTATATTTCGCCGGACGACTACAACAATTTTGTTCTCGGTCTATACAACGACAAGGACAAAGAAAGAGTATCGCCAGCGATCAATAAAGTATTTGTGCTAAACGAAGCGCCGCTAGGTATGATCGCAGGCTACGGCGTAAGCAATCAGCAGGCCCAGGTAAATAACGAGATATTAAACGAGATCCGCGCATTACGAGCTGAAAGGCTGGCCGAACTCGAAACGGACGAAGAAGAAGAAGAAGAAGCAGAGCAGCCAGTAACGCCGTCCAGTATTTTAGCCGGTATGCTACAGCAACCACAAGTTCAACAAATGTTAATATCAATGCTAGGAAATATAGTAAGCGGCTTTGCTGCACCTAAGGTGCAGCACGTAAGCGGCACCCAGGACATGGAGCAAATTATTCAAACACTATTTAGCAAAGGGGTAACAGCCGACGACTTGGAAAAGCTGGCAGCTATGCCGCAGGCCCAAATCAGTATGCTTTTATCAATGCTTAGAAAGTAATGGCAGGCAAGATAAAAATATCAGCTACAGACGTGCTACTGGTAGGCGGCGGCTTACTGGCCTTTACAGCTATTAAGCGCCTGTTAATCGCAGGCGGGATCGCAGCAGGGCCAGGCACACAAAGCGCCAGCCAGCAAATAACAGATCCGGGAAGCTACTGGAAGCCGCAATACTATAAACGTACTGGCGGGATCTTAGTAAGACGAGCAACGGCCGAGCAACTGGCTAGACAGATCCACAATGCTTTTGGAGTATTCCAGGACGACTTTAACGCTGTTATGGCGGCTTTTAGCCAGGTTAAGACAAAGGCTGCTGTATCTTTTCTAGCCGACGTATTTCAGCAGCGATACAAACAAGATCTACTGACTTTTTTAACTAACGGCGGCGGCATATTACCCTGGGACGGATTGAGTGATAGCCAGCTTCGCACATTATTAACGTACACAAACAGATTACCAGCACGATGAAAAAAAACATATTGCCCTTACTACTGATCGCCGGCGCTGCTATAGCGTTTATGGCTTTTCGCAGACGGCCCAGGGTAACCGTTGAAGCAGGCCCGACAGAAAGGATTACTGAGCAGGAGTTCGCGGCGCCTGTAGATATGCCGCCAGCTAGGCAAACAGCTGTAGATATCGGCACAAAGCTGATAAGTAATTTATTTACAAAGAAGCCTGGAGCAAAGGCCAGGGCTACGGCTGTAAAAAGAGCCGTAAGGACTAAGACAGCAACCAGGGCGCAGGCAAAGGCTGTAACTAGACAGTTATCTAAAGGTATTCGCGTGGCCGGTTTTGGCGATAACGTACTTGTATAAAAAACGACAATGAAAAAAGGAACGATACTATACCTGGTAGCCGCAGCCGCAGTTTATTATTACTTTATCAGGCGCAGAAAAGCTACCGGCAAGACGGCACCTAGCGCAGAAAGCGCAGCCAGCACAGCCCGGCAAATGGTCGCAAATATCGTCGATCAAACGACTTTCATACCTGACGAGACCACTATGCGCCAGGAATACGCAAAAGATCAAAAACTTTGTAGATAATGGCCTGTGTAAAATTCATAACAGAGACAAAGATATTTCAGCAATCTGGGCAGACGGACACGAACGCTAATAGCGTTATATTCGTCAATCAAGGCACTAGCAACGTAACCGTGGACGGTTTTTTGCTTACGCCTAACCAGTCTTGGAATATTACCGGCAACCGCGACGAGATCAATGTTAAGGTCTATAGCTTTAATTTTAGCGGCACCGGCACTAATCAACTGACAGTAATACTTAAACGATACGTTTAATGTTCGTAGATTTTAATATACTTAATCAGCTTGGATCGCCAGCTATCAATAGTAATGTGTTTGCTAACAGGCCCGCCGCAGGACAGACAGGCCGGCTCTTTGTTAGTACTGATACTTTTGAGATCTACCGGGATAATGGTACGACCTGGGATCTAATCGGCGGCCCAGGATCTAGCACGATAACTGGAACGGGTACGGCAACGCAAGTGGCCTATTTTACCAGCAGCCAGGCAATCGGATCTAGCGCAAATCTTTTTTGGGATAATACACAAGGCTTTTTAGGAGTAGCGACAGCCACACCAACAGCCAGGATCGAGGCCGTTAAAACGGACGGCATAGGCTTTTTTGCTAATTACACTACCAACGCCGGTACTGGCAGTAGCGCCACAGCAATATGGGCAAAAAATATAACTAACAGCAGCGGCTATGGCGCTGTTATCGAGGAAACGACGCCTAATAATACAGGTGGGCAATATCCTTTACTAATTAAGCATAGTTTATCTACTGGCACAGCTGCGGTGGGTATGGGTACTGGCGTACATTGGCAACTGCCTGACGACGCGGGTACATTTAAGACGACACAGCTAACTGTAGAAACGACAGACGCAGCAGCGGCAACATATAAAACTAGATACCGTTTTAACGTGCTAAACAACGGATCTAGCACGCCTGTAGCTTATCTTAATGCAACTGGACTAGGACTATTTACAGCGACGCCAGGTGCAGCGCTAGATATTCACAGTACAGGTATAATGGTGCAGCTAAATTCAACTAGTGCAACTGCTAACAGTTTGCTGGCGTTTCAGCGTAGCGGTAGTGGACTATGGCGCATAGGCGACGCCTATAACGGTGGCGCTAACTATTTTGAGTTACACAATACTGTTTTAACAAATAACGCTATACAGGTATTAGCTAGCAGTAATGAGGCTACTTTTTTATCTGGCAAAACGTATAGCACCGGTAACGCAATCGGTATAGCAGTACAGCACAATTTAACAATACCTAACGGAGTAAACGTAGGACTAGCCGCTTTAGGTGGAGTAAATAGTAATCTAAATTTAACGCTACAGGGCAGCACTACCGTAGCTAATACTGGCAGACAGGGGCTAGAGGGTAGTACCAGTATCAACTTTACTGGCGCTGGTACTTTAACAATGACGCAAGGCAGTACTGTACGAGCATTTAGCTCGCTTAGTAGTGTTTATGCGTTTAACGGTAGCGCAGTAGGTACGATAACGCACCTTGCTGGACTTCGCATTTGCTTTCCTAATAATCCCGGTAGTGCAGTAAATATTACTAATAACTACGCGCTACTAATAAACGATCAAACGACTGGAACTGGAACGGTTACTTATACTAACCGCTGGGGGATCTACCAAGAGGGAGCAAGCGATCTAAACTACTTTGCGGCAAATACTTTGGTAGGTAGTACTGTTAATAATGGTAACAAATTACAGGTTACTGGAGACGCTGATTTTACTGGAAATGTGGGTATTGGCGGTATAGCCACTGGCACTTATGGCAAACTATCTGTATTTGGTGGAATATCAATAAAAAATGATAATAATGCAAAACTTGAAATAGGTAGATATTCTTCAGGTGTTGCGAATTCATATATTAAATTAGGATCAAATAGTAATAGTTTAAGAATTACCGATAATAATGATCAATTTGATATATTAGAATTAACTAACGCTGGCAATCTTGGTTTAGGAGTAACACCAAGTGCGTGGGGGGCTTCATTCTATAAAGTTATAGAAGGTGGAGATAGTAATAATTCATCAGCCATAGCTTTTAGAACAGATATAAATGGTATTGAATTATTTGCCAATTCATTTTTTAATGGTACAAATAATATATACAAATACAATGGTGCTGCAAGTTTGTATCAAAATAGTAATGGTGAACATATTTGGTACAACGCCCCTTCAGGCACAGCAGGTAATGCCATATCCTTTACGCAAGCTATGACGCTTGACGCTAGCGGTTATTTAGGTGTAGGAAATACTAGTCCGTCAAGTTATTATTCAAAAAATTTAGTAATCAATGCGCCAGATCAAGGTGGTATTACTATTGTAAGTACAGCAACAACATTTGAAAGTTATTTAATGTTTGCAGACGGTGCTACTGGCGATGATAGATACCGAGGTTATGTAGGATATAATCATAATTTAAACAGGTTATATTTTGCAAGTGACGCAGCGCTACGTATGTCTATTACTAGCGGTGGAAATGTTTTAATCGGCACTACAACAGACAACGGAAATAAATTACAAGTTAATGGTAATATCTCTGTAAATGGAGAAATTAAATTTGTTGATTTTATTAATCCAAGTACCAATTTTTATACTGCATATAATTATGGTATAGATAATACTTTTCGAATAAACTACAATGGTGCTGGTAATGATGAATTGATTTTATCATCGGCAGGAAAATTAACAATATTAGATGCGTATAGAAGTGGTGCGCCAAATGGCGGTACCGCCGCCGATTGGAAACTTGGAACAAGAGTAGCCGCCGCCGTTGTACTTGATGCCACACAATATATTGAACTTGATGTAAACGGAACTTTATACAAATTAGCAATCGTAACTTAAAAATAATATAATGGGATATTCAATCACGCCAGTACAAATCTGGACTAACGGACAAGCAAGTAGCGGCAATTTTATTGACGCGTCTATTGTAAACGATAACTTGAGCAACTACGCGCAGTTTTACTGGGTTATTAGCAGCGTTACTACTGATAGCGAGGGTGCAGAAAGCAAGCAATCTTTAGCGCAAGGAAATACCAGTATATCGGGCGAAGATTATACCGCGTGGGGGCAAGCTAGCGACGTTAATTTAGCGGCTTATCAGTATATTTGTGAGCAATTAAATTTAACCTTAATACCTTAAAAAAATGGCAAACGTAACGGAACTAAAGGCCCAGGCCTACGACCTTATCGGTAATATTGAATGGCTACAAGGAAAGCTGCGCGAGGTCAATATTGCAATAGCAGAAGAAACTAAAAAACAGCAAGAAAGTGGATCTAAACATAGCGACGATAGTAATTAGTAGCGTATGTAGCTTTGTGGCGTCCTGGGCCGTACTTAACCAGCGCGTAAAAACGCTGGAAGAAAAGCAGGCTAAGCACGACGACCACGGCGAGCGCCTGATTCGGCTGGAAACGAAGCTAGATATACTTATACAGCAATTTAAGCGCAGCAGCCTTTGAAAACACAGCTTATACGACTAGCAGACGTAGCCTATATTGGGCCGTTTATGCTGTATGCGGCCACTAAGCTAAAAGGCCAGGATAGGGCTATAATGACAGCCCTGGGCATTGCAACTATAATCTATAACGGAATAAATTTTGTAAAAAATGAAAAAGCTACTTAAAAACTGGAAAACGACCTTTTTTGGCTTTGCCACTATTATCGGCGGCGTGGCCGCTATTCTTAAAGGCGACCT